TTGCATTCTGAGAGATTCCATTCTTTGTTGCAAAAAATGCGGCGAGAGAGGGAAGCATAAATGTCCTGGATGGTTGATTTGATTATCCGTGTCTAGGCCACGGTTGCGGCTATTGGCTAAGTTGTGCGGATCATGCCTGATGAAAAAGGCGTGGGGATTGGTTTATCATGACAAGTGTTCGAAACCTAGGTGCAAGTGCCATTGCCGAAAAACAAGCTGAGCGATGCCGCTACGATGCGATTCTACTGGCCTAGCTTTCGATTCCAGAGGCTTCTACTTGACTTTTGGGGAGTTGTGCTGTAAAACAACAATGTGTGGCCAGAATCGAATGGGAGGGGCTATCGTTGCTATCACCGCTGGAGTGCGCCTCACCACATCACCAAAGACCGTTCTAGGTGGCTCCGTACCTGTCGTAACTGTGAGATGTCAATTGTGAGTTGGTTTGATGAAGAATTGGGCGAAATCAAGGAAAAAATAGAACAAGTTCCACTTGAATGTAACATAACTAGCAATGTTCTATAACTCGCATCGTTTTGTTTAATGAAACCCGTTGAGATGTCCTCACCGTCTGAGAACATGCAATCATTTAGCTGTTATCGGAAGTTATCTGTGGGGGTTATTTGAAAGCTGGCACTCGGACGAGAAAGTCAATCGTAAATAATTCTAGTGATAATAATCATATTGCCTTCTCACCAAAAACTTTTCCCGAAACGAGATGTTGTTACAAATGCCAAAACGAGTTCACCCGTATCAACCGCAACCAGGAAAGAGATATTTGCCCTGCTTGCATGAAAGAGGCCGGATACAATGACTGACCGCAAACTATTCTTCTACAGCCTCACCGTAACGCTTCACGCTTCAGTGGGAGCGAGTGCTCACGTTCAGCCGAAGTCGTTCTACTTCCCCACCCAGAACAAACTGGACCGCTGGAAGAAGAAGAACCCCGACTTAGCCAAAGACATTACCTGGGCCATGCACGAGATCAGCTTAGACTGCGTAAAGGACATGATTAAGTTATCGAAGAAGAAGATCAAGGAAAAATGTCACGAGTGCGGGAAATAAATAAGAAGTTAAATCAGGATGTGAACGATAGGATTTCCTATTTTTTTCTGATGGCATTAATGTTTGGTTCGGATAACGCTAAAATTATGAACTCCTGGCTTTCCGGCAAGCCGGTGGGTGCGCCGTGACGTTGCTCCTGTTTTGGAGAGGTATTTACAACGGGCAGAAGAAGCATTACGAAGAATGTGGTTTAAGTTGTTTCTGGCCGTTTCTGAAGTGGTGGGCCACGCATTTCGAGTGGTGGTATTAGTCTGATGTCCTGGCAGCGATACCGCAAGAGCATTCCGCACGCGAGTTTCTATCCGGTCATTTCAAATATTGCAGTGTCATCTATTTCCGGCATGAACGCGACTGTGACTTGGACGACGGATGTGGCGAGCACGAGTCAGGTACGGTATGGGCTTACGCCAGACCGCAATGCGTTAACGGTTTATGACGGGACGTTAGTGACGAGTCATTCGGTGCACTTGACGGGGTTAACTGTTTTGTCGCCGTACTATTTCAGCGTTTTAAGTTTCAGCCGTGACTCTCGTTCGGAGAGCGTATTGAACACGTTTTCTACATTAGCGGCATCGCCTTTAGATGTTGACAATTTATCGTTGTGGCTAAAGTCAGACGCGCAAGTTTATCAGGATGCGGCCTTAACGATATTAGCGGCAGCGAATAACGATCCTGTGAAAGGCTGGAAGGATCAGAGCGGGAATGGTTTCCACATGACGCAGGGGGCTGGGCAGTGGACGTACAAGACAAGTCTTTTGAATGGATTGAGCGGTATCAACAATCCTTCTACGGGAAATTATCTGACGAATGCGTCGTTGCCATTAGTCACGACATTCACGGTATTGGCTGTTGTGAATCAGACAGGTTCAGCAGGTAACAATCACGGTGGTATTTTGATGGACACGATCGGTGAAGGCGTGGAGTTAGATGGTATTAATGCGCGGCTAGGGTTGGAGGGGAGTTCTAATTCTTTTACTAGCGGTTTTACATTTCCATTAAACACAACGAGCATTATTTCGGCTGTTTTTGCCGGAACGGGTGCGACGGTTTACAGAAACAATATCAACCAGAGTTTAGGGTCCGCTAATCCAGGCGATTTTTCTTCTGTGGGTTGCAATATCGGGCGTAATGCAGGATTTGGGGCTAGTGCTTATTTCCTTGGCAATTTATTCGAGATTTTGCTTTATTCGCGTGCCTTAACGACGGACGAACTGACGACTCTTTACAATTATCTACACACCAAATGGAACGTTTGATTTCTCTCGGCTACAACGCCGTTCCTGCCTCTGCCCGAAAAGCCATTCTCGACGTGTTTGATTCCGGCCAGTTCTCGCCGGGTCCGAAGGTTAAAGAGTTTGAGGAGAAATTCGCAAAACTTCATAATGCTAAACATGCTGTATTTGTGAATTCTGGGACTGATGCTTTACGAATAGGCCTTTTAGCGATGAAGGAGAAGTATGGTTGGAAAGACGGTGATCTTGTAGCCGTTCCGACGTTGACGTTTGTTGCCACGGTGAACGTTATTATTCAGGCGGGATTAAAGCCGTTCTTCGCGGATGTGAGTATGCATGATTATTGCATTAACGAGGAGAACTTGAAATGGCGTATTGAGACGGGAATGGGACGTCCTGTGGCAGTGATGCCAGTACATTTATTTGGGCAGAGTTGTAGCGATGAAATTTATGAGTTAGCAGAACGGTACGGAATGAAAGTGCTGGAAGATTCCTGTGAGACGATCCTAAATCCCGTGCGTGGCGATATCAGTTGTCACAGTACTTATATGGCGCATCACATAACAACAGGCGTTGGCGGGATGGCGGTTACGAACAGCATGGAATTGAATCTTTTGATGCGGAGTTATGCGAACCACGGACGCAATGTAAGTTACTTGCCTGGATATTTTAAACCTGATCTTGGCAGAAATTTATTGCAGAGCCGATTCCGGTTTGACCGTATCGGATATTCCTGTCGTGGGACGGAGTTTGAGGCGGCATTAGGGTTGAGCCAATTGTCTGATTTGCAAAGACAGAACGATAAGCGCGCAGAAATAGCATGGGCTCTTTCGCATGCACTACAAGGTTTCAATGAGTTGCAGTTGAAGTTCCCGCCTCCGCGTCTTAGTACGTGGATGATGTATCCGATAGTTCTTGCGGAGGAAAGTAAGATTGATAAATATGACTTGTGTTTGCATTTGGAAAAGAACGGCATTGAAACTCGGGACATGATGCCAATCACGAATCAGCCGTGTTATGAGGGGATTGTAAACGAAGGTCATTACTCTGTAGGGAAGTGGATTAATGAGAAGGGACTCTACATCCCTTGTCATCCTGGCATGAGCGAGAAAGATATAGAACACATTAAGAACACGTTTGATTCGTTCTTTAATAAATCAAAGGTGATACTTGACAAAGTGGCTGAAGTAGTATAGATATAGACGAATCCCGGCAGGATTTGAGCAACCGATATTCCGATTTGCTCCCTGCCGGGTGCGATCGGCGCGAGAGGTAGACACCAGGTATGGCTTTCTCTCGTGTCCGTTTTGAAAGAGAACCTTCTTAGAGATGCCGGAATCAATGACAAAGCCCGCAAAGTCTCTATCCGTGGAAAAGAAATCATTGTCCCTCTCAAGTTCGACGAAGGAGGAAACCCTGCCACCGTTGACGCGCTTATCTTCAAACGGCTTAATCTTAACGATCTCAGATTCCTTAGCTACTGGCGTGCTAACAACTGGGATGTTGAAAAAAGCATTCAGGAATCTGGAATTGAAAAAGAAAAAGTTGAACGTCTTATCAAGAAGCTATTCTGTTTCCGCGAAGAAGATGCCCGTGTCAAAGCCCTGTGTGAAATCCCTACGCCGGATTGGATCGCAGCCAAGCACGTCCAGAACGTTTACGAAGGCGGTACGCTCCAAGACTCCCAGCAAAAAAGTCTAGCCGAACTCGCCAAGATTGAAGGGGCCTACAAACAGCAATCGCCCCAAACCCAAGTCAATGTTTTCAACCTTCCTCAACTCACGCCTGAAATAGAAGCCCAGTTTAAAGAGCTTGCTGAGAAAGCTTTAGATGCGGAGCAAGTAGCATGAGGCCGCGTTGGTTCCATTGGGTCCAACATTATGGTCGGATGTGGGCCAATGGTCCAGCAGATAAATTTCCTTATTTTCTGAAATGGTTTCTTTTTGATTTTGCTTGGCTGTGCGAGCGATGGACGATTTCTCAGTTTAAGGGGTTTAGGAGACTGGCATGAAGACCGATCCTTGGCTTCTGGCGAGATCTTCTCTTAAATATTTCACCGTTAAGTTTTTGGGTCTTAAATGGCCTAGTCATTATTCGGAGTGGGAAAAGATTGTTGAAGATAATCCCCGTTCAAAGATAGAGGCCCCGCGCGGTTGCTGGAAGACCTATTTCTTTTCGTTAGCTTACCCACTCTGGAAGATTCTGCGCGGCAAGACGGAAGTTTTAATGGTATCGGATTCGGAAGATCAGGCTCGCAAGAACCTCCGCACGATGCGGCAGTTCGTTGAGAACAATGATGCCTTGGGTCCGATGCGGCCCAGTACGCGGGAGTTGTGGGGAACAGACCAGGTGAGTTTTCCGAATGGGAGTCTTGTCACAATCATGGGATTTGGAACGAGCAGGCGAGGGACGCACCCTGATCTCATTATTCCTGACGATATTGAATCTGAGTCTTCAAAAATGAGTCGCGAGGATCGCGACAGGATGTTTTTCTCTGTCATTACGGGGATGGCCCTTCCGCATACGAAGATCGCCGTCGTTGGAACGCCTCTTATTTTCGGGGACATTCTTCAGCAGTTGGATAAGAATGATGCTTACGCTAAATGGCGTAGGCCAGTCCGCGTCAATGGCGTGAATCAATACGGCGATATCTGGACTGACAATTGGATTAACTTCCAACGTGAAGAGATGGGTCCTTTGTCGTTCGCACGCGAGAAGATGCTGGAACGTATTGATCCTGCAACACAACCATTTAAGCGTGAGTATCAGACGCTTTACAAAGAACTCCCTTCAAACTTCTCTCATACAGCGACGGTCTGTGATCCGGCTTACACAGAGAATGATGGGGATTACACGGCCATTATGACGGTGAAGTTCACGCACGGCAATCATGCTTATATCTCTGAAGCCAAGCGATTCCGGCGCGATAACCCTGGTGTGATTGTGGATGAGATTTTTAAGACGATTGCCACGCAGAAGCCCGACGCAGTAGGGTTACCAAGCAAGCGCGGAGAGGCTGTCAGTTATAGTTTCAAAGAGCGGCGTATTCGAGAGAACCGATGGGATTTTAAGTATGTGGAATTACCGGAGACGCAGGGCAAAGCCCACAAAACACGCATAGGGGGGTTGGTCCCGCGCTGGGAATCCCGCGCTATCCATGTGCATGAGAACATGAAAGATCTGCTTGAGGAGATGTATCAATTTACGTTGGATGATTCCCATAAGAACGATGATATGTTGGATGCTCTAGCCCATTGCTTTAACCCAGAGATGGCCCAGCCTGGGGGTTATAGGCGGCACGTTCCGACTCGTTCACAGCAGCAAGGACGGCCTCTTTATCGCGTAGGGAACGGGCAGTTTATTGAAGGCCCAGACAAGTTTGAGCCGTTATGGAAGCGTCTGGATAAGCGTGTTTATGACGAGGTTGCCGCTTAGCGGCCAAGGGAGACCATATGCCTGACAACAGAGAGACGGTGCAAGTGAATCAGCCGAACATAATTAATATCCCAGAGAATAATTGGCCGGAGCCGCTTGTTGATCCGTCGAACAAGTTAAAAGTGGCTGTGACGAACGGCGGCAACGGAAGCCAGACCAATAAGGATTTGGTGTCTACTTCTCAACAAGATCGCGGGGAACACCAGTTAGCTGAAGGAAAGTACAAAGCGGGTGCAGGAAACATGCTCGATCAGGGCGGTCATGCGAATAAGTTGCAGACAAGCCAGCAGGCTGCCTCAGATCATAGTTTACCGGAATCTTAAGGAGGATTTATGGACGACACAAAGATCACGCAAAAGACGGACATTCAGACCAGTCAGCAGAAACGCGGAGAATACAGTCTTCCAGAGGGGCATGGCGGTGGTGGCCCTGGCGCAGGGCCTAATCTTTTCGGAAACGAAAATGCTCCGACTGGATTAAGTACTAAGGCCAGTCTTGCAGAGCCGTTTAAGACAAGCCAGCAGATAAAAGGCGAATACTCGCTTCCCGAGAGCTGATGGATTTAGCTCCTCCTATCTCGGCTCCTGGCGGTATGGCGGTTGGGTCGTCTTTGAAAAAAGACTCCCCGCTCGTCGCGCAACGTAAACAGGAACTGATTAACTACGTCCAGAACTTCTATCGGAAGTCCTGGGACTGGCGTTCGACCAGAATGCACCAGAGGTGGGACAGGTGTGACCGTAACTTACATGCCATTTATGACCCCGTGAAAGCGGGTCTTAAAGAGCCGTGGCAGTCGCAGATGTTTATTGACATTACGTTCCAAAATGTCCTGATTATTGTCTCGCAAATCTTCAAAACGATCATGGCTCCTAATCCTCCGATCCAAACAGCGGCGGGCCCTGCTGGGGATGATTTGCAAGCGAGACTCATTCAGGATGTTGTTGATTACGAACTTCGGAAATCGAATTTTGCCGTTTCCTTCTGGGACGCTCTAATGGAGGCTGTGAAGTACGGATCTGGCTTTGTGAAGTTCTATTGGGACCGCGTAGAAGATGTACGGCTTCGTCGTCAGCCTATTCAACAGACTCCGATGGAGGTTTTGCAGTCGGCTCCTCAGGAAGCAATCATGGGACAAGCTCCAATGCCTGCGCCTGGCATCAAAGGTTTCCAGATGCAGCCAACGCAAGTGCTCTTAAAGAATAACCTCTGCGCCAAGTACGTTCATATCCGCGATATATTCCCAGAGCCGAACACAACCGATTGGAAAAAGCTCATCCACCGCGACAAACTCTCTTATGGAACGATTGTCGATTACATTCAGAAGGAACAGTTTTTTGATGTGCGTGACCAATTGCAAGATGTAACCGAAGGCGAGAAGTTCGAGATTGATATCGCCGACATCAAGCAAGAGCGCGGTTATTTTGAAGTTCATCGAGACATGCCGCGAAACGAGAAACGCCACACGATTTGGGAGATGCATAACTCCATCCCTCGTAAATGGATTAAATTTGACATGCCGGAGGGGGATGACGCGGAAGTCTTAGTTCCCGCTAAGGTGATGGTTGCTTCTGGCGTGGCCCTTCTTTCTTCTGACGTGAATGCTCAGTTCGATGGGGAAAACCCTGTTTTGAAGTTCGGATATATGCGAACGGGTGAGACGTACGACAAAGGAGTCTGTGAGGTCCTTTTTGATGACCAGGACGAGATTAACGAGTCCGGCAATCTCGGCATCGACAATATGAACCTTATTCTCAATAAGATGGTGGCTGTTATTGAAGAGCATCTTGTTAATCCTGACGAGGATATTACGTCAAAGCCTGGCGGTGAAGTTAGGTTACGGGCAGGACAGACAGACGATGTCCGTAAGTCGCTCATGCCGATTGAATTTCCTGATTTGGCGCGGTCATTTTTTGAACATCGTTTTAATATCGAACGGATGGTTCAGGAAAAGACTGGCGCTAATCGTGTAACACTTGGCAGTTCTGGCGCTGTTAAAGATTCTAATCAAACGCTTGGCGGCATGGAACTTTTAAAGCAGATGTTTAACGAGCGCGTGGCGGCGTTGGGAATGGTAATGGAACAAGATTTCATTTTGCGGGCTGCTGAACGGATTTACGGGCTCATTTATCAGAATCTTGAGTCAGAAGATTTGAAACCTATTTTAGGTGAAGAGCCTGTTCAGATTGGAACCATGCCTGCCCCGCCTCCTCCTCCGCCGCCTCCTGGAATGCCTCCCTTACCGCAACTTGGCCCTCAACCGCTCATGGTTCCCCGTTATAAGGCGTTTGCTTTTGTGCCGCCTGAAATTGTGTCGAATTCCTATAAGTTTAAGCCGATGGGTATTTTCTCGCTTGAAAACAAAGTCATTAAATCGGCGCAGTTCATGGATTGGTTTAAGACGTTTGCTCCTACTGGGGTTATTGATCCTGAAGCGGCTGCCAAATATTCCGCACAGGTCATGGGAACAAGTGACGAATTAGACAAGATGGTTCATCCTGCTCCAATGATGCCAATGGCTCTTTCCGATGGCGGTTCTGGCTTAGGTGGTGGTCCGAATGGTAATCAGCCTCGCTTTTTGCCTCAATCGCCAAGTCCTTTGGATAGACAGCCTGTGGCGGGCCAATGAGTCACGTTAAGAGATGGTTGAGTGATTTGTTTCATGTGGAACAGTTTAACGATTTGGATATCTCAGCGATTGGGGAAGCATTTAATGATTTATCGGTTCGGTCGCTTTGGTTACAGGAATGCTTTGAAGAGCTTAAACGCATCAATATGGAAGTAGACAAGCGGCTTTTGTCAGGCAGCGAGATGGGATTACTCGATTTGTGTGCGAGACGCAAAGCCTATCAGGATGTTTTCCAGGCGGTGCTTTCGGCACGAAGAAAAGTTGTACTAGGAGCGCAAGAAAAACGCCCTAATCCACGACCAATTATTGATTTGGATCGTGTGACGGCGTGATCTTGCATGGAATAATCGGCCTCCAATCCTTAACGGGACGGGCCAAGGAGACAGCATGAACGTAATACCAGGAGAAGTCATCATAGAACCCGCGACGAACCGAACAGGTCCGAAGGCACAACCTATTGACATTCTAGGTTCGCTGGAAGCACCCATCAGCGATGCGATTGTCCGTCAGGCGACTTTGGACGCTGAAGCAAAGAATCTCGACCCGCAAACCATTACCTTGCAGGATATTGCACAAGGTGGGATTCTCAATCCGACTCCGGCTAGTCCGGCAACGGAGGTTCCTCAAAAGTTCTTAAAACCCGATGGAGCAGTGGACGTTGAGAAAATACAGGCTTCAACCAAGCAACTTGATGAGGTAATTCAGAAGAAAGAAGAGGCGGTTTCAAAGACGGTGGATGATTATATGCGCGAATATAACGAGAGGGAAAGGAAGTTTAGAAATATTCCAAATCCCGAGCGTTTAGCCGCACAACTTCCCACAGCGGCTCCTGCGCCCGTGCAGGAAATTGTCGCTCCTCAGAACTTCGAGGAGATTGTCCGGCGCGATTACGCGGCTGATCCCCTAGGGACAACGGCCCGTCTTTTAGAACTGATGATTCAAAAGAAGCTTCAGCCTATGGAGGAACGCGAGAAAGCGGAAGTAACGCGCTTAAATCTTCAGACATTGGCATCCAAAGACCCGCGTATTTTGCGTGAAGATATCTTTGCGGCGGTCAATGTGAAGCTTCAGTCTGATCCCGACCTCTGGAAGTTGAAAAACCCTCATAAAGCTGCTTGGTTAGAAGTCAAGGAAGAGATGCGACTGGGAGATGTCCCTTCGGGGGCACAGGCACAACCCAGCAGGCCATCGCCCGTTTTGGGCGGTGGCACACCACCTTCCGCTCCATCGTCATCGGTTTCTACGCTACCGCAGGATGTCGTTGCCAATCTCCATAAGCTTGATCTTCGTGATAAAAATCAGGAAGCGGCTGGGGATGCGGCGATCCGTGCGATGTTGGCTGGAAATCGAGGGTAGTTCCGTCCGCTAAAACTTTTCGTGCCGTAAGAGGAGAACGGTGCACGCTACGCAAGTAGCCTAGGCTGTTCTCATTGTTATGGCTGATTCAAACAGCACTACAGTCACAAATAGCAACCTCATGCAGTCGTGGTTTAGCCAGAAGATGATTGTCCGGCTTGAACCGCAGGTGAAGTTAGCAGAATTCGCGCAACGGGATGAACTTCCTTTGCGGACAGGCACGACCGCCACTTGGAACGGCTGGAGAACTCTTGGTGCGGCTTCCTCGACGTTAGCGGAAGGTGTTACCAACTCCCTGGTAGCTCTTTCGTCTCGCAGAGTCACGGCAACCATCGCTGGATACGGACGCGGCCATAAACTGACTGACCTTTTCCAGATGACGGCCATTTTCGATACTGTGAATGGCGCGATGGACGTTCTTTCGGACTCTGCTGCAAAGACGGTCGAACGCATTTGCCAGACGGGCATTTACAAGAGTTCTTACGGAAACAACCTATCAACCACAGGAATTCTGTCGGCTTTGATGAGTTCTTTGGCTTCCGGCATGTCTCTTGTGACTTGCCCTTCTAATAACAACTCAAACAGCTTGTTCCAATTCCCTGCCGTATTCGGGACTTCGGCGGCTCGTTTGTCGGCTGTTTCAAAGACGGCTCCGACACTCTCGGCTCAAGCTTCCGTTAACGCGCTTCGGCGTACGTTGCAGAAACTGCGCGCCCAGAATGCGCGGCCGATGGCGGATAACTTGTTTGTGGGTTATACGCATCCGAACGCGCTCCATGCGCTCCGGCGTGATCCTACCTGGGTGAACTTCAACCAGTACCAGAACTCCAAAGAAACGTTCTATCGCGGAGAGACGGGGCAGATTGAAGGTATTCGGTTCGTCACTTCGACGGAAGCTCCTCGGTATGCGGTGACGGCGCACTCGGTCAATATGATCTTTGTCTTCGGACAACAGGCGTATGGACTGACCACGCTAAATGGGCAAGTCGAAATGCTGATTGCGCGGGGGCCCGATAAAGGCGACCCTTTCAATCAGTTCACAGATGTTGCTTACAAGATCTACGGAGCGGGAGCGGCATTAAACCCGTCTGCTGGCCGTATCTTGTTCGTCCATGAGTTGATCGCGTAAGAATTGAAATGGAAGTCCCAGGGGTGCTTATAGTAGGCCCCTGGGGGAAAGAGAAAAATGAAAATAGCAGCTATTGCTCCCGTCTTGAATGAGGTGGATTTTATTGGCTACAGCATCATGGCGGCGTTGCCGGGTATTCATTCAATTCACTACGGCATTGATGCAAAGTCTGACGATGGGACTTTTCAGCTTGTGAAGATGCTGGCTGATACTGCCGGGAAAGGGAAAGTATTCTGGTATCGCGGTCCCGATTTCAATATAGACCCAATGAACCAGGCACAGTACAACAACGCTTTTAACGTATTGATTGGTGCAGCTTTGACGACAAAGCCCGATGGGGTCATGTTTCTACATCCCGACATGATTATCCGAAATCCTGAACATATGGAAAAAATGGAAGATGCTATAGCGTGGTATACGCATGTTAAAAGCTATGCCAAAGATTTAAAAACGGTCATTACGAAAGGACGTACTGACAAATGGAAGAACATACATTGCCCAAGGTTTGGTCTGAGGTATTATGGCGGCTACGGCTCTCAGAACGAGGACTTCTATCACAAAGACATCACCGGCAATGCTTACAAGCACTATGGGACCGAATTCTCAAAGTATCCCTATCGAGTTGCGAATTCTGGCCTCTTAATTAACCATTACTGCGAGTTGAAGGATTATAAGCGGAGGCTTGAGAAGATGAAGCTTTGCTTAAAGACCCTCTACCCTACATTTTCTGACGATAAGATTAACGAACTGGCTATTGTTCATCCCCGTGTAACACTCGAAGAATCCTCGGCGCAGTTCGGGCAGTTTGCTTTCGAGGAATCCAAAGAACCTATTCCTGAAGTCTTTACAAAATACAAAGAAGAATTCGATTCATTCAAGAAGGAGAAAGTCCATGCATAAAACACCTGTTTTCTCATTCATCATTCCAGCTTACAAGAAGCCTGTCGAAGTGTTCAGGAAGTGCTTGCGGAGTCTTTTTGACCAATCGCTAAAGGACTTTGAAGTGATCGTTGTATTTGATGGTCACGACCAGGGACTTGAGACAGTGACGCTTGAATTCCCGAAAGTTCAATCTGTTGTCATTGAGCATGGCGGTGGATGTAAGGCACGCAATACAGGTATGGACTTGGCGCAGGGCAAGTATCTATGGTTTTGGGATGCCGATTGTTTTATTAAGCCGGACCATGCCAAGCGATTATTGCAGGAGTTTACCGAAACAGATGCGGATTTCGTTTACGCCGATTATGAAATGGCGGAAGGACAGGGGGAATTTAAGGCAGAGTCATTTGATGTCTATAGTCTCCAATCTGGAAACTTCATTTCCTCGATGGCTCCTATTAAGCATGACAAAGCTCCTCGATGGGATGAAAGCCTAGAAGCGGCGCAGGATTGGGATTACTGGTTAACGGCAGCTGAGAATGGCTGTAAGGGAGTCTATGTGGAAGGCTCTGGTTTTGTTACGGATACATATCGGACTGGCCTTTCTTCCGTTAAATGGAGCCCTGAAAACCGCGATGAGACAATGCGGATTGTGCGTAGAAAGCATGGCATTCCAGATCGTGAGATTGGTGTTTATTCGATGAACTATAGGGCTATGGGTATTAAGTTGGCGCGCATTCTTGATGCGGATGTCATTAAGCAAACGGGGCTTACTCCGACTGTTTACAAAATGATTGTCAACATTGGTTACAACTTCATGAGCCGTTTCGAGGGGATCGGGAAAGATGTTGTGAAAATCCAGTACTGGCTCCCCGGTGAGATTGAAGGTATACGTTCGCCAGAAGCGCGGTATTCGACGGTTCTTGAGACGGTTCGAGTGGCAAAGACTGTCATTAACTATTGCGGGACGGCCTACGAAGCCAACAAACTACAGGAAATCGGCATTGAAGCGCAAGTCATGCCGCTTCCTTTGGCTGACGAGGATTTACAGAAGGTCAGTCATTCTTTGCCGGAGAAGTTCGCGGTCTTAGTGGCGACCGATAAGGCTTATTCGGATCTTTTGAAGGACTTAGCGATTGACCTTCCTCATATCAACTTCGTCTACAATGCCGCCAAAGTAACTGACTTTTCTTGTTTTCTTTCGTTTTATCAGTTCGCAGCTTTAGATAACGCGATGCTAACTGCACATGTCAATGGTCGTCACGTCATCTCAAATGTCCAGGCTCCCTATTGTGGATTTATTGACCCTGACCAGAGCTGGGAGAAGTTCAAAAAAGAGCTTTATGACGACCTTCGCAACGTCAAAACAAAGCCTTTCCATCAGGAAGCACAGAATTACTACCTCAAAGAAGCCAATCCTAAACAGTTCAAGGAAACGGTAGGGAGTTTATTGAAGAAAGAATTGGAGGTTATATGACCCCTAGGGCCAGTTTTGTTATCCCCGCCTATAACGCGGATCGCTGGATTTCAAAGACACTTTGGTCTTGTCGGAACCAGATCATCAAACAGATGGAAGTTATTGTTATTAATGATGGTTCAACGGATGGAACACAAGAAATTATCGAATGGCACGCTTCTCAAGATTCTCGAATAAAGGTTTGCAATCAGGAAAACAAAGGACGTTCTGCTGCTCGCAACTTCGGTAATTCTGTCGCGCAGTCCGATCTGATCTTAGTTTTGGATGCTGATGACATGGCAACGCGCAACCGCGTAAAGGACACGCTGGCGGTCTTTGAGTTAAAGAAACCCGACTTTCTCTATGGGTCGTTTTTCTCTGTCGATGCGATGGGGATCACGAAAGGGAAGCTCGTCTGTAGTCCATTTGACCCAGAAGTAGCGAAAGAGAAGAAGTTGAATTACATCTGTCATTCGACGGTCGCCTACACGAAAAAGCTTGCGGATTCGATTTATTACGAAGAGGGAGTATACACGAAATTGGGACTTGATGATTGGAAATTCCAATGGGAAGTCTATAGGCGCGGCTACAAAATTCAGCATATTAAGAATCCTCTTTGTTATTACCGCGTGACGGAAGACGGAACGATGGGAACACGTGATCCCAAGGCCGTTGAAGAAGCAAAGGACAAATACCTTGCCGAAATCGTCTAAGTTTCGCATTGCCATGATTCCATCCTCAACGGATGGAGTGAATTATTACCGTCTTGCGACCTGGGCTTTTGAGATGCGGAATTATCGCAACACGATTGTTGATCTTCTGTGGTTTAAGTACGAGATTGATCCTTCCAAACCTCATCCTTGGCAAGAGGATATGCGACGGGATGATCCGTCCGGTGATATTCAAGGATTAACGGTCGGTCAATATATTCGGGCTTCTATTGATAGGGCTTGCGAATTGGCCGATATTGTGCTCTGGCATCCGATGTATTACGAATGGTCGCTTGATTTCTTCCTTGAGATGCAACACAAGCACCAGAAGCCATTTATCGTCGAAGTAGACGACAATTATATTGATGTTCCACCCTGGAACGAAGCCTTTCATGGCTTCCGCAATGGCTCTCCTTTCCGTCGGATATCGCTTGATTGTATGAGAAACGCTGATGCGCTTATGGTCACGACTCCGCATTTGGGAGCGACATATCAGGAGATTAACGACAATATTTACATCATCGAGAACTCGCTTGATTTTAAAGGGGATCGGAAGTTTGTCGGGTGGGATAAGGTGTCTGTTCGCAAGCATCAAGGTATTCGTATGGGTTGGATTGGTGGACGAGCGCATTTTGATGACTTGATGATGGTTTCTCCTGTCTTGCGGACTATCTTGGAGAAACATCCCGAGGTGACGTTGTGTCTTATCAATTCAGCTATCAGGCAATCATGCCAAGCGACGGGAAGAATCTATCCATTTGAAGGACTCAAGAATGTTCATTATGCCGATAGGTCTGTACCGATAAATCGTTACGCTGCTTTTATGGCTTCTTTTGGTTTTGATATTGGCATTGCTCCGCTCGTGGATTGCAACTTCAATCGTTCCAAGTCAAATCTTCGGTGGCTGGAATATTCAGCCCTAAAGATCCCGACGGTTGCAACGGATATTTCCCACTTTTCACAGTCGATCAAACAAGGCGATGATGGGTTTCTAGTTAAAGAAAACGATCCCGACCTATGGATGCAATATCTCGAATCGTTAATTCAGATCCCAAGTTACAGGGAAGATATGGGACGGCAAGCATATAAGCGCGTGAAGAAAGATTTTAACGTCCAAGGAAATGCCCCTAAATATCTTCGCCTATTAAAGAAATTGGCAAACACATCTATTGATCTTGTCGAGCCTGAACCAGGAGTAGCCTATGCAACTGTCTGATTTACAAACGTTGGTAGGTAATTTGACGAGTGATCCTAACCATGATCGCTACTCGCTTACTGATATCAATACGGAACTCGATAACAGCCAAGCCAACTGGAATATTGAGGCCAAGATTATTAAGGAAACGACGACCATCACAACAGTTACGAACCAACGCCAATACCTTCTGACGCTTATAACAGGTACGCCTATTTCATTCTCGAGGGTGACGCACAAGGGGATTGATATCCATAAGCGTAGTAAACAGTATTTTGATCTATACGGTCTTGATTGGACGCAGGATCTTGGAACACCAGTTGAGTATTGCATAGAAGCAACTGATCCATCCAATCTTTACTTAACGCTTCATCCAACTCCACAAGGGAATGATGCGGGAGCTAATTTGGTGGTGGAAGCGATTATTGCCCATACCGCTATGGCAAGTTCTATGGATGTCCCGTTTTTGCTTGGGACTTCCTCAAACTACCTTTTACGGCCTTACGATTGGGGATTAGCCTATTCTGCTGCTGCTCGTCTCCTTGGGCGCGATCCTAGCCCTATTAATAGTCCAAAACAGGCCGGATACATCCAGATTGCCCAGAACGTGATGGCGGATGTTGTGCAGGTGTTTAAGGCCCTAGAAGCAGAAACCCCTAAACGGATGTCTGGTGGTCGTTACTGGAATTCGGGGAATGTCATACAACCTAAATGAGAAAGAGTCTTAGAATAGCCTTCTTTGGCGCACTGATGGCCTTTTCGGGGCCAAAATGGGCGTTTGCTGACCAAATCACCTCCGCGAAGTTTAGAGGCCTTAATAACCAGGCGAATAGCGTTCTGATTGATCCTTCTGAGGCGCAAGACCTTCTGAATGTCGATGTGTCCATTACAGGTCAAAGCTTCAAGAAAAGGTCTGGTTACGGCACATACAAGGCTTTAAGTACTTCTAAAGCTCTTCATGGTGGTTATCACGCTTTTGACTCTTCTGGGAATGATTATCAGCTTTGGGGTTCCAGTACATCTCTTTACGGGATTGTGGCAGATGCAACACCTATACAGCTTGTTTCTTCGGCTACGCTGAGTTCAACCTGGGACTGTGCTGATACCCAGCAAAATTCCTACTGTGTGGATTCCAACCGCGATGCCTATATCAGGACCAACGGGACTACCATGACATGGTTCACCAGTCCTCTTGGAACGATGGTGGAATCTACCCCAGATCGAATTGTGGTAGCCGGTGTTTCAGGTTCGCCCAATACGCTTTTTGTCTCTCAATCCAATACATTCACCAATTTTACGGTAGGCGTAAATGCGACAGACGCTTTTAACGAAGTGATCGCCGCGCCTGGTTCCAAGATCACGAATATTCGTTGGGGATGCGGAAAGCTCTTGTGGTGGAAAGATCAGTCCTTCGGCTACTTTGACTTTGACGATCAGTTTGCGGCCCAGGTGAAGACTGTTTCTGACGTGATCGGGACTTTCGATAACACCTCCGCCATTGATCCAGGTGGGAGGGTCTGGTTTAGAGGTCAGGATGGGCACACATGGATGTACGACTGCTCTATTTTGACTAAACAGACGGTTCCTATAACGCCTGATATTCAATTGGCTGGTAAAAGAACCAGCAATCTATGGACCCAAACATCCAATTCTGATTTTTCTTCTGGGCTTACAAGCAGCGTAACCATCAGCAATAACAGCGTAAATGTTTCGACGGATAATACTTTGAACTGGAACGAGCGGAGTTTTGAAAATGGGTCTTCTTGGGCACAATCATCATCTATCTGTACTATCAGAAGTGGGTTAAATACTCCTTCTTGTGGGACCATTTCACCACTAGATGCATCAAGCATGGGTGAATGTACTGGGGCGAATGGATCTGTTTTGTCTTACGCTCAACTAATTGATCTTAATAGTAATGTCTTAGATCAAGTCGCTCTGCCTGTTCTTAGTAATTGTATTTGGTCTACGGGAACTATTGTTGCTTCTAGTTCTCTAGGCAAAAGGGCTTATTTAAGGTTCCTGACGGGAACGGATTATGTGGTTAGTACGGCAGCTTTCATTATTGGTGGCAACATCACATTCCACTATAGCGGAAATTTATTTGCTTCCGGTGCGTACGCCATGGAAATAGACAGCATCACGACGGGAGGCGTTAGTTCGATCAGCTCGGGAGTTTATACTTCTTCTGTCCATAACGCTCCCAATATAACAGGTTGGTCTACCTTGAATTTATCGAATAACGATACCGGCGGTACGCACGCCCTGATGATGCGATCATCGACAAACTCTTTCACAGTTTCTTCTTCTACACCTACGTGGTTGACAGTCACATCGGGAGGCTTGATTTCCATAAGCACGGGAACTTATTTCCAACTTAAAGACACCATGACGGTCACATCTTCCTCTAATAAAGTCCCTGGCTTTGATGATTTCACGATTAATTGGTTCGAGGGAACGGCGGCAGATCAGGCGTACATGATCTATTTTGACAATGCGATTTGGGAGACAATCGCTTTTGGTTCTGGGCAATCCACGAACAACTATATTTTCAAGTATGACCTTCTGAATGAAGGGTGGACGCTTTACAACTTTGGGGCCGGTGGAATGCTTGTGCAAGCCAACACGCTTTATTTTGGTGATACTTCGACTGGCAGCAATGTTTTCAATTATGGAGGTGCGACGTCGGACAACGGGACAGCCATTAATGCATTCTGGAAATCAAAGGACTATACAGGCAATGATCCTTTCCTCCAAAATCAATTAACCAATATCGACACATTCGCTAAGAAGAACCAGGGAACGACATTGACCGCAACATACGTTATGGATACGTCAACAACGACGACCTATTCCATTAGCATGTCTGACTCTCTTCGGAGTATTGTTCAGAGCCGGAAACTTCTACCTTCTGGGAAATTAGGTCAAGTCTTCAATATCCAGTATGGCGACACCTCTGCGTCAAGTGCCTGGGAGATTCTTGGCTACCGGATTGGTTTTATGCAGCTTCCTTATAGGCCTACATCGCCATGAGAAAAACACTCTTTCTTTTATTCTTAGCTTGCCCTCTATGGGCGTCGGGTCCTAAGTACAACTATCAAGACCCGCACCTAAATGATGAGATGGTGAATATCTATAAAGATATTGGAACTATCTTGAGAGGAAATGTACGAATAAATTCTTCTACATTGCTTCCGGCTGGAAGTCTTGTTTTGTATGGAGGCAGTTCAGCTCCTTCTGGTTTTCTATCTTGTGATGGATCTGCCGTTAGCAGAACCACATATGCAAATCTTTTTTCTGCCATTAATATAACTTGGGGTTCAGGTGATGGATCTACAACATTTAATTTACCCGATTTCAGAAGAAAAACACCTGTGGGAGTTGGTGGAGTCGGGACGGCTACTCTTTCTAATACGGTTGGGAGTACTGGCGGAGAAGAGACTCATATTATGAGCATTTCTGAGATGCCTTCTCACTCTCATGCGATTACTGACCCAGGACATACCCATAATATCACACAAGGAAATGGATCAGGAGCAGATACGACTCGTATTCAGGCAAATTTCGGGAATAATACCTCTCTTGGTTCTTTTACAAGTCAATCGAGTACCACGGGAATTGTAATTAATAGTTCGGGAACTGGTACGGCTTTTAATCAAATGCAACCTAGCGCAGTTATTATGTTCATTATTAAGACATAAAAAGGAAATTAGAATGGCATCTCCAACTTTAAATGACGACTATATTCGTAATACACTAAACACCTACAAAGCAGGCCGACAGAATGATGCTGTCCAGGCTGGGAAGGATGTAGGAAACCCTTGGCTTGTCAATATCGCCAATGATTACCAGAACATCTTCGGGAGACTTCCGACAACCCAGGAAGTGGCCCAAGCAATGCCTGCCTATCAGCAACCAGGTGGGAATGGCGGAGCATTTGTCTCTAATCTTTACCAGCAGGAACAAAACTCTCCCGATAAGATTGCTGCTAAACAGCAAGCCGATAACTTAGCCAAAGCCCCGCAATTTTCAGGACAAGTAAATAATTTGTTCCAAGGGCAATTCGGACGTTCGGCTACCCAGGACGAACTTAATCATTTCGGGAGCCTTCTTGCCTCCGGAAACTCCGACCCCTATCAGCTTCAGCAGTTTCTACAGCAACAGCCTGAATATACACAAAAACAAGACAAGAACTTTCAGGATCAGCTTTCGGGGCAACTTTCTGGTTACGACCAACAATATTTTAAAAACAACATTCTTCCGTCTCTTCAGGAAGCGTATGCGAAACAGGGGAGATCTTTTGATTCGTCAGCATTCCAGGGCGCGGCAACAAATTCGGCGCAACAGCAGAACGTCGGGCGGCAGCAATACCTTGCGGGGTTAAGTGCTTCACAATATCAAGGTCGTCAGCAGAATGCTTACCAGGATTATGCCAATGCCGTAGCTAATCAGCAGAACTTAACCAATTTTGGAATTCAGGCCAAATATGGCGCACTTCAAAACACGGCTAACCGAGTCAATGATTTGAGCGATTTCAATTCCCAGGCGCAGCTTTATAACAGTTACTTGGCTAATTATGGGAAACGAAACAATGGAATCGGAGGATTAGCTGGTGGTTTATTAGGAGCTGGCTTAGGAGCCTATCTAGGAAAAGGTAATCCGCAAGCCATTAGTGCCGGTTACGGAGTTGGATCTGGATTAGGAACAGCTGGACAAAATGCCTATGGAGGGAGTTACTAACATGGCCTTAAAATTTGAACCTCCTACTGACCTCGTAAATGCCTATCTGAACAGGCCAAGTCCTGGACAGATCGCGTCTGAGGGTATTAACCAGGCGTTGCAAAGCTATGTTCACCAAAAGGTGTATGAACAACAATTGCGTACACAGGCTACAGGAGAATTAGGAAATCTATTTAAGGCCGGTGGTCCTTATTTGGTTGGTAAAATTGGAGGACAGACGGCACGAATAGCAGGTCTTGATCCCAACGTTTTTAATGAGCCTACCACTCCCTCGGCTGTTCCTTCTCCTTCTTCTCCTATACCAACTGCGGGCGTGTCTTCTTCCCCATCCGTAAGTCCAATTGTGCAGGCGCACGCGATGGCAACAGGATGGAATCCTACTGGCATTCCTTTAGACCAGCTTTCGCAAATGGGAGATTATGGTAAAGAGCAAATGCAGAATTATAAAACGATGGGCGATTTGGCGATGCAGCCAGTTGAAATGAAAAACAAAGAGGCTTCTATTCGAGCAGCCAATGCAAGGTTTGCAACACCTGCTCAAGGAGCGGCTATTACGAGTGGCGATCCTGGTCAGATTTCAGATTCTTATGGAGGAAGTGCTCCTATTGAAGCCTACAATCAGGCTGCCCAGAAACAGATGGAAGTCAAAAAAACAGTCGCTGGGGAAGTCAGTAAAGAGGGAGATAACACGACGAGGATTAGTCAACTGCGCGGTCTTTACAATGATCTGGCTGGGGCTGTTTCCCAGAATAAGCCTAGTTTAGGAGGGGATATTACATCGAAAGCATATACAGTGACTGGGGGCCGAATAGGGAATGCAGCAGGAGCCAATATCCAAAATGTTTCCGCTCCTCTTACAGCAGCACTTAATTACGAATTGACAAAACGTTTTAATGAACAAGAGGCAAATTTCTTGATGGATAGCCTGATGCCTAAACCAAAGGATACGCCCGTTTTTGCACAGCAAAAACTAGGTCGATTGAATCAAATGATAAGCGCCCTGGAAACAGGCAACGATCAGAATATAAAAAATGTGGCTGGCGCAATAAAAGGAGAAGGACTTCCTTCTGCTACTCCACAGTCTGCGCAATCAGGAGAAGTGACGCGCCAAACGAAAGACGGAAGAAAAGCTGTTTTCGATTCTGCGACGAAACAATTTAAGAGATATCTCTAATGGCTAATCCTACTTGGGATGAGACAGCTCCTACATGGGAAGATACGGCTCCTGCTCAGGCTCCAAATGGAGGGTCTAGCCAATGGGATGTCGTTAAACAGGCGGCTAAGATGGCGAATGCCATTCCACGACCATGGGATGTGGCGAGACAGAATACTATAGACCCGATGGCACAAAGCATTTCAGATGCGGGTTTGGCGACAGGTTATCCAAGAACAGGGGCAGCAATTGGGACTGCTTTAAAAATATCTCCTGAAATTTTGGCTGCTTATGGGTCTTTAAGAGGACTCTACAATTCGGATAGCCCTGTTGCTAAAGCAATCGTCAATACGCCCAAACAAATTGGTCAACAAATGAATGTTGGAGAACAGGCTGCCGGCGTTACAGATCAGTTGCCTATTCGAGCAGGGAGCGTAGCGCGTTTTCCTAAAAGTGCTTCAGAAGTAATGACAGTAACGCCAGGAGGAACCGCCATACCTCCCAATAGCCCAATGAATTCTATTCCCGACATAAAACCTATGCAATACCCAAAAAATACAAATGCTCTTCTGAATTTTATTCAAAGCCGAATAGCCCAGTTTGGGGAAAATCTTTCTCCTCAAGAGCTTTCTGATTACAAAAAGATTTTACCTGAAATGTTCAATAAAGCAGAAGTAGTTCGAGGAACGCCACAATATGCAATGGCTTCTGATATTAATGGTCAAATCGGCGATCTTTATAATAAAGCGATCGCAGGAAGGGAATCTTTGAATCAGGCTTATTCTCTTGCTAAGACACTTCATCCCGATTTGACTACTCCTATCATGAATTTTATTCAGAAGTATGGAAAGCAGGCTTTAAAGGAAGCCATTGGCGTAGGATTAGGAGTAGGGGCAGCGAAAAGTCTTTCTAAATGATTAAGGTTTATAGTCGTTTTTATTTTCCAGGTGATCGCAGATGAGAAGGAAAACTATGAAGAATGTTGCCCAAGCCAAAATAATCATACTTTTTTATACCACCGCAGTATTCAAAGATCAAGACCCAAAAATGGAGGCGATATGTCGAAATTAACATTCGGTGCTAGAAAACACATCAAACCAACAAATTTTGCGCTTCCAGGAGGTCGGTATCCCATAGAAGATCCCAACCATGCCAGAAACGCATTAGCACGTGTTTCGCAGTTTGGAACGCCGTCACAGAAAGCAGTTGTTCGCAGTAAAGTTCACGCGAAGTATCCAGGAATTGGGCAGCATGTTTCAAAAATAACGGAAAAATAAATAGGAGATTAGTTATGGCTAACGAAGGACCGCAGCAATCAGTAAAGCTAAATATTGTCGTTTCAAGTGGCGCAGGCACAGGGACTGTTTCACCCCTATGGGTTAACTCTCGATGGTTAAGAATTAAACCCATTAATGAAACAGATACCTATACCATCACGGCAAAGGATGCAGACGCGATTATTATGTTTGTGCGAACAGGCCAGATAGGAACGTTTGCAGAAAAGCTAGAGATGAGTCTTGGGATTCTGAGCACTATTGCGATTTCGGGAGCAACTACTGACGGAACTTATGTTTGCAAATTTGACATAAACTGAAAAACAAGGAGAAATAAAATGTTTAAGAGATTCATTCTTTTGACGGCCCTATTATTGGCAAGTTCGCATCTTTTTGCCGATACGGGATTCAATGCAACTAGCAATACTCGTCCTATCTTCCGAAAATATGGAAGTATAGTAACTACGGCCAATCTAGGTGTTAGTGGTGTTTTTACGGGGCCTTGGATAGACACGAACGGAGAAGGGACGATCTTTGTTCAAGCGGCAGCGTTTTCTACGCAAGCCTCTGCTCTAGTTGGCTTTGAATTAGACGAAACAGACGACACGACTGATTCAAATTTCACCAGAATCATCAATAACGTTTCCGTAAGCACAAGCGTATTGACTTATGTGACAGGCTCGGTGAGAGGTCGTTATTGGAGAGTCAAATATACGAATGGCGTCATAGCGCAAACGAGCTTCAAGCTTACCCAAACCAATTCAAATAACTCACCTGTTCAGTCAGTCAACCAAGCTGTTCTTCTTAGCCCTGGGAATAGTTCTACCGCGCAGCTTGCGGCTGGTGCAACTTTTACAGGGCTAGACGATACAACGCTTGGCGTAGGTGCTTTGCAAGTGAATGTCTTTGCTGACCAGAATCTTACAGTAGCTGTTCAGCAATCGGCAGATGGATCTACTTGGATCGTTCAGGACACTTGGACCTATACGTCTGGGAGCGGTGGAACTGATGCTTCTAGAACTATACAAGCAACAGGTTCTTATATTCGAGTACTGGTGACGAATAACGGAGGTTCAACAACGACGACATTCCAGTTGCAAACAGTTCTTGCGCCTATAATTGAAGCTCTTCCAAGAGCATTAACTCAGTTGGGGAGCTTGAAAGTGGCGGAAAATGAAGGCTTGTCTCCTGCTGGCGTCTCTGCTAGCAATGCAACGGGAGCGACATCTTATCGTGCCGCCACTATAGGCATTACATCGGCAGCTTCTGCGACAGACGTTTCTGCCATATGTGGAAATTCAACGAATATGATCCTTGTATACGGCCTTAAGGTTTCGTGTACGCAAACAGTAGCAGGTAACATCTCAATGCAGGTCGTCCGACGCAATACAGGCTATACGGGTGCATGGTCTACAATGACTTCAACCGCAGATGATTCACAGTATGCGGTAGCCAAATCATCGGCTATTTTCTTCACCGCGAATCCTACAGTCGGAACATTATCAGGTCTTGTAGATTCATATGTCTTAAGTTGCCTAGCTCCCGCAACGGCTGTTTCGGACGTGGGGTATTCATCGCCGCCTGATTGGCTTATGAAGCCAATTGTTTTACGAGGAACAGCGCAATGTTTAGCCGTCAACCTAAACGCAGTGACAGTAACAGGCGGGAGTTTCGACGCGACATTTGATTGGATCGAAACCAAGACACTGACACCATAATGGATACTGATATTATAAAGATATTTCTATGGTTAGCATTCGGGGGGTGGGGTCTTTATCTCACCTCAGAACGCAGGAGGATTGTGGGTGATATTAAATCAGTAAAGAAAGAAAGCGCAGATATAAAAGCACGCGTAGATGTGAATGAAACGCTTATGAAAACTTCCTATTGGACGAAAGAAGACCACGCTCGTTTCGAGGATCGTGTGACGGCGGCGGTAGATCGACTGTCAAACCGTATAGATAAAGTGCTTGAGGAAATTATAAGGAAAACTTAAATTGGAAGACTAGCAGACTAGAAAATTCCCAGTCGATAAGTATTGTCCACGCTGCTTGACCCATGGTCGTCAAAGCGTTGTAAAAGCACAGTTTTGGGGTGGAAAAGATTGGCGATTGACATGTTCAGACTATAGCGTATGTCCTTGGTCGGAGATTTCTTTGGAGGATTGGGAATCGGGTGGAGCTGGCCCATTACCTGGACAGGATATAGGAAACCAATGAGCAATTTCAAATTCTTCACAGATGACGAGATCAAAGGACTTCAAGGAAATCTCCCTGCCATGCTCGATATGGCTCGGGGGATTGCGGGGGTTCCATTCCGTCTTACTGCGACTGTCGCAACCGATGGACATAGCCCAAATTCGGCCCACTACAAAGGCTTGGCTGTTGATATCGGTTTAGGACATCTGGAAGAAGGCGCAGAACGGGATGCAGCACGCTGGGCGATTCTGAAAGGGCTTTATGGGTCAGGCTTCAAAAGAATTGAAGATTGCCCTCTTCATATCCACGTTGACATTGGGGAACCGCCGGACTATCCATCTCCTTGTGCGTGGATCGGGACGGATTCATGAATGACGGCTCCACAATACTGCAAATGCTGGCATCTGAAAAGGGGGCATCGTCTTGAACCGTGGCGGAAAGGTGAAGCGTGTCTCGAAGGCGATTGTCGGTGTTCTTATTACCGTCCTCGGTTTCAGCTCCGTCGCCAGAGCTTTCACGACCGTTATCATGTCAAGTTCTGCGCCCACGGGAACCGAAAAGTTGTTTCTGGCGAACGCGACCAATTACACGCTGGCAAATCTTAGCGCGAACCCCTTTGCTGCGAATACCTACTCTTTGACATTGTTTGGTTTGAACCCGAACTATAGTCCTCCGACTCCGGCCCCTACAACCCTGGAACAGGCCCTTTCTCTGGGTGCGACCGTGTATGTGTATGGGTTTGCCAACGGGATGGTTTATGAACGATCCGTTGATTTGGGACAAATTTCAAAATATGTTGTCAATTGTTCTACTCCGTCGTTCTTTGGTGTTTCTTCTGGGACGTGGAGTCCGGCGGTCTGTTACGGAGCTTTGACGGCTGTCTACAATGTTATTTTCAGCCTTGACTTAAGCACACCGACGGTTATTCCGCCTGTAAAGAATTGATGGATTACTGCTTTTATCGGATGCTGGAAAGACGATTTCGCAGGATCGAGAGACACTTGCTCGAAATTAAAAAGGAGACTAATAAAATGACACTAAATCAGGCTGACTTCGACGTAATTCTGACTCAGGTGGTAGGTCTAGTTCAATCCGTTAAAGCAATGGTGATTACGGAAGATTCAGATGTTGTGGCGATCAAAACGGCAGTTGACGCTCTTTTGGCGAAAGCGTTAGGGTCTGGGATTGATCTGACCAATGAAGGGCAAGCTCTCCAATCGGCTCTTGCTGATTTAACGGCAAGCTCTCAGGAATTAACGCAGCAGCATTCTGATCTGCAAGCGACGATCACTAAGGCGAATGCCTAATGTGGGAAAACCTTAAGGTGTATCTCTTGGAGATTGGCATCAAGAAGTATACACCCGTCGCCCTAGCGGCAGCGTTTGCGTCACTGGGAACGTATCTGGCGGCTCATTCAGGGATGCTTGAGCAATGGGGCGTTACTTACGGGGTCTGGCCTCTGCAATGGGGGCAGGGCCAAGACCCGTCTGGGCCTGTCATCCTGATTGAATTGGACACGCTCAAAACGGCGATTTTGGTGGGTATTCCTGCCATCATTGCCGTCTTCTCAAGGGCTGCACAGCACCACACGACGGGCACTTCCGTCATAACACAGGCGGCAACCTCGCCGCAGGAGATAGCAAAATGAACCATGACCGTTGCGAGTGCCATGATTGTACGCAAGCCAGAGCAAGAGAAAATATCGGAGGTCTAGGAAACATATACCCTGCAATGTCGCGGTGTCCTTTGTGCGGCTGCTATGGCAGTCATTTTTGCGGTGGAAATGTTCAAAAATCATCAGCCCAAGGAGGTTTAAAATGAAACTTCGTATCTTCCCGCTGTTAGTCGTAGTCGTGGCTGTGATGGCGTTGTTGGGCGTGGTAGTTCATGCTGACCCGCCACCCGTTGACCCGAACACCCCAGTCGTGCTTAAAACCTTGGCAGATGGCCTCCACATTGGCGATAACGGATCCATTCTGACCCTGCGAGACATCAAAAACGGGGTTTGGGCCATGGGATCAAGCACAACGCTCTACAAGGAGTACTACGTGAGCGCAGATGGCCTTTTAGGCTATCTCCCGAACGTTCAGGGTGCGAATGCCTTCTACGCCGCTAATGGCCGTCTATGGGTCGGCCAGGCCCTTTATGAGCATATTCCGCAAGTGAAAGCCTTAGCTGATGCGACCGGACTTACAGCGCATCTTTTACAGAACGGAACGGTTGGTTTTTGGGGTACGCGGGACTTCCAGAACGGCCTTTGGCGGTACGGATGGGATGCAGGAGTGACGATTAAGTTCTAATTACTTCTCCTGCGAAAAGGGCGTGAGCCATGTTTTCTCATTCACAATCGCACAAACGGTTGCTATAGAAACACCGTAAATCTCGGCAATTCTTGTTTGAGTTTTTCCATTACGCCAGAGCAATCGTATTTCGTGAGCTTTGGTGTATGAAAGTTTCACTGGCTTCGCGCGACCTTTTCTTAAACAGTCCTTGACGTTATCTGAACTTGTCCCCAAAAATAGATGGGTCAGTCGGACGCATGGTGGGTTGTCGCAACGATGAAGAACCATCAGCCCTTCCGGAATTTCTCCATTAAAAGAAGTCCAGACAAATCGATGTACACCCCAAATCTTTCTGTTGACACTGATGGAACCGTACCCGTTACTGTTCTTGGCTCCCAACCACTCAAAACATTTTTCTGGATTAGGGTTTTTTCCGCAAGCAACCCGCTCCATTATTTTACCGATAGTGTTCTTATGGCTCATGAAGCCCGTTCTCGCGCAATCATTTCCCCGCCGCATTGCGCCAAACTTCTAAAGCAATCTCAGCCCCTTGTAGCCAAACTAAATCAGCCGCGCTTAAAATTTTATAGCGTTCTTCTTCTCGCATCCAACGAATGACTGTTTCCAAACTGGATACACCGCGCTCCGCCAATTCTAGGCGGGCAAATAAGTCATTCCCATCATCCGTATCCAATGTAATAACCCTATCTCTCGACAATTCTTTTTTTAACCGCTTCAAATCGTCTCGGTGAATTGGCATTATCTCTTCCTCCCTCTGCGCTTGAGGCAACGCTTACAGGTCACAAAAGTCCATTTTTTTGTACATTTTATCTGCCCCTCGTAACCGTATGCCCCGCAAGCAACTGGTTCATTCATATGACGGAAACACTTATGCCTCACCACCCTCTTTCGCGCGGGGGTCATCGGCATCCTTCTTTCCGCATCCGTTTGTAGTCGGATTGGCAATCGTTTAATTTGTTCGTAATTTCATTCGATGACCATGTGACATCTATTGGATATGGCATATAGACTGGCTCTTGGAGCCGTCTAAAATCGTGCCAGAACATAACTACAAAATACAGAAATCCACAACACAGAATTGCAAAACAAAATAACACGAATCTAGGAAGCACCTCTTTCTCCACCACAGGCCGGGCGGCGAGTTCTTTTTCGAGTCTAACACGCCTAGCGACTTCAATCCGAAAATAATGGTTTTCCTCTTGGAGTGCTTTCTGAGATTCTAGAAACGTCGCCCGCCATTTGATCGGTTTAGATTTGATCATACTATCGCAAGTATTTTTTTCCCAATATCGTCCCCGTACCCGTACCCGTACCCGTCCCCGGACCCGTACCCGGACCCGGACCCGTCCCCGTACCCGGACCCGTCCCCGTACCCGTACCCGGAAAATGTCCATAACGGTCGCCCAAAAGCCTTAAGTTCTTTAAGCGAGAATATCTTTTCAGCCCAGATTAAGTTTGAGACTGAAAAATCACTTACCGCTTGGCCCACCTTCGGAATTGAACAAGCTCCGAAGAGAATGCATCGGATAGCGATATCCTTTGTGATTTTTAGGAGTTCCATTTCTTTGATGCCTCATCCGTTACAGGCGTAATGCTTGTAATTTTGAAAATACGAAGCTCCGAAACCTTCGTTCCGATTTTGCATCCGCTCGTTGGACCGTTGGAAGCAAGGCCCAGGAATCCGCCGACATCTGACGACCAATAGATACAATTGCGAACGTCGGTTAATGTAATTTCGTCTGGCAGATTCTTCTCGTCTTTGACATATCCGAAGAACACCCCTCGGAATTCAGTTGTGACTAACACAGCTTTATTTTTCATTTTGTATCTCCTTTTTAGTTAGTTGATCCACGCAATAAGACCTAAAATAAGTGCTGACACCGCAAACCGAAACACGATCATCCAGCTTTCAGCTTGGGTTTTGGTCATTGGTTTCCTTAGCGAACGAGATTTGTCCTTCCGGCGATAAGATGGCTTTCCATTTTCGGCACTCCCAGAGCTTCCTCTTTCCTCTTTCCCCACGCTTAACGAAACTGTAAATATAGAGGTCAAAACCTTCTGCGATCAAATGGACTAAATGCTCGTTTGGTCCGAACGCTTTGCCTGTTTTATTGTCTACGCCGCCTTTTAAATACTTTTTGATGTGGGCCTGCAAATCTTCCAAGCAAAAGTTCACAAGTCGCTTTCTTTTCAAATGAAATTTGTCATAGCCCATCCCATCCCCGAAGCCGTACAGGTCCTTGACGTAAGGACCCATACGGCGGTCGCATTCGGCGGCTGTAAAACCTTCTTTTCTTAGCTCAATTAAACCCCTGTAATTCGCCATTTAGAAAGGCGTAGATCCCGCTTCTACGGAGGCTTTGAAGTCTTTCATATTCTGATAGAACTTGCTCGGATTCTTCTTATCGGCATCATGGGTAATGGTGGCCTTGAATGTCTTTCCGGCCATCAACTCGGTTTCCCAAAGATAATGACCTTTCTGTTCGGGATCTTCCTTGGCTCCCAGGATCGCCAAGAGTGGCCCAACCTGATTCGGCCATGTAAGCACTTTGCCTTGTCCGTCAGGATATTCGAGTGCCCATTCATAGGCTTTTTTACCTTTGATTTCTTTCCTTACGACCTGAACAATCTCGAAATCGTAAGTCCCATCAGGAATATTATCGTTGAACTGACTTGTCGTGTCGGTAGATTCTTGGGTCATTTGGATTCTCCTTTGATCTTTCCATTCAAGAATTTAAGCATCTTCTCCGCGTTCTCAGTACTTAGGTCTTCGGGCTCCGTCGCTTGCGCTTTTGTGAGCCATTTGTCGAATTCGTCTTGAGGGACTTTAAGAAGCTCGACGAGACGCTTGATCTCAGCAACTTGAGATTCTCCGGCGAGAACGATTGGCTTGACGGGTGCTTCAACAACCGCTCTGCCATAGAGTTTCTCAAACGAAGCAAAATCCAGATCGATGTCTGTACCCACTGGAAATCCCTCAATGCGGCTCTTAACGATAGTGGCATATCGGGAAGTTCCAACCAGTTTTGTTTCGAGCCACAAGTCCAACTCATAATCCAGTTTTTTGTAGCCATCAAACGTACTCCCTTCCATAATCAGCTGCCCACCTTGCCTAATCCATTTATCCTTCTGATGGCAAACGAGGATAACTGTCATATCTAATCTTCCAAGCCAGTTCAACAGTTTGCGTGTCGGCTTGTCGGCTTCCCTTTTGTCCTTCCCGAAATCGCTTCCTCCGCGTTCCTCTGCGGCGGCGGCTTCGATATTGTAAAGCTTCGAGAAGGAGTCGATGATTAGCGTTTTGTACGGATGCTTTGTAGTGGCAAGTTCACGGACCTGATTGATAACTTCTGCGAAATCCTGGGAACCCTGCTCAATCCCAAGATAACTTCCTCCCTGCTTGAGCAACTTGCCCACATACTGTTCTCGCGTTGCGCCCCCTTCCGTGTCCAATAGATACGGCGCAGGAGCATTGAGAGCGAAAAAGCTCTTTCCCGTTCCTGGTTTTCCTGACAGCATTATTTTCGGTTTCGATGGAACTACAACTTCCGGTTTGATTCCTTTAAGTGCCATCCCGTTTCTCCTATGGTTTTAGTTTATAGCCGTCTCGGGCTCTTGAAAATGAAAAAGGAGCCTCTTGCGTCCCGAAAGAGAACCACGTCTTTCGCCGTGGCAGGGCTCCCAAAATCTAATCCTCTTGAAAACGAAGGGGATGGGAGCCGGAGCGTCCCTTATATCCGAAAAGCTCACCATCCCCAAAATCTAATCCGGCCTGGCGCGGTCAAAATTGTTTCGAGCGAGTAACGCAAAAATTAAAAGCAGATTGCAAATCATCCAATTCTTTTTTGTATTGATCTCGCTGTTCTTCACGTTTTTGTAAACAAAATCTATGCCATTCTCTTTTGACATACCAGCACCCCTTGATCTTCCGTTCGTCAGGTTGACGTTTCATTTTCGTTCTCCTCCTCAATCCACGCATCAATATCCGTCTCGATGCTCTCGTCAATCTGCCGTTGATCGCGTGGGGTTGTCATAGACGTGTTACTATGAACAAAAGAATCCCAATAATAACACCCAGCAAAATTTCAATACTCATCCCGCCATCCTCTCGCGCTCGGCTTGTTCAATTTGCGCGTCACTTATGTCCTGTAATGCTCGCTTAGAAATACTGGCCATGTTCTGCGCGGCTTGCCAACCAAAGTTGGCGGACTTTTCCGTGTCCATGATTTCCTTCAAAGCATAGACAGCAATTTCGAGCGGGGTTCTCAAACCTTCTGCCTTTCGCGTTCGGCTTGGTTTTCGAGGCGTTGAAGTTTATTGCGAATAATCCCCTCGCGTTCGGACAGGCGTTTTTGAATAAAGAATATTTTCTGGAGATTTTCGTATTCCCTATCTATTTTCTCATCGGTTGTTTTCATTTCATTTGCTCCTTTCGTTCTTGTCGATAGAGGGCGCACAAACACATCAATTCCATACGAAGCGTGCAGAGGTTGTGGGCACGGATGTTAGGAGGACCACACCAACGCCAGTAGCCACCGAATAAGCAAGCAATGCGCTTTATCTCGGCCATGTGCCATAGATCCAGAAAATTACGACACCCACAACTAGCCATGATGCACACCAGCCCAATAGCACAATATCGCCGTTATAGTCGTCAAAGAAGTGCCATAACATACGACGAAACCGACGCTTCCTGCATTCGTCAATCGGAATGCGAGGGATACGGAGGAATTCGATCATGCCGCTACCTTCGTCACGGACGGCCAGCCGCCCTTTTCGATGATGGCATTCACATAGGCCAGAATGCCTTCCCGCGTCCAGCATTTGAAGCTGATGTTCAGCTTTTCGCATGACACCATATAAGGTCCAAAGTTGCTTTCCATAGAAGCCTCCTTAGTTTCCAAGGACTTTCCTTGGGATACGCCATCCGGCTTTCCCTCCCAGTTTGATTGCACCTTTAAATTTCCCATTCCGGCACATCTGCTCAATCGCCCTGTGGCTTGATTTTGTCCATTGGTCCCGATAGAGGATCTTCGCCAGTTCCCGTGCCGTATATACTTGCGGCTCTTTATCGTCGTTTTCCAAGTCCCATACCTCCCTAGGTAGTTCGTTCTAGGCTTTTTTAGGCCTTTCAAAGCCTCTGTAGGTTGCTATAATGGGAAGGCAAAAAAGTAGCCCGCCCTGGGTTGTGAATGCTAGTGAGGGCTTCCACGAGGGCCAGGACGGGCAATAAAAAAGACGCTCGGCTGTTTAGCTTCGCGTCAGATTGTCGTTCCATATGTTCCCCTCGTTATTTCCATAAAGCCCTCACTTTTTTACAACTGTTACGACCGTACTGGAACAGTACCGTATTAGTACTAGTCTGTCAATGGTTATTTTTAAAGAATGAAGAAAAAACAAATAAAGTTTGAATGTACCGTCGAGCAATTCGACCAAATAAATTCACACGCCAAATCATTTAATTTGGCGACGGGCACGTACTTGCGGAATTTGGGATTGCTAGGGATTGCGCCCTATCGAAAGACTACAGAGCTTTCAGTTCAAAAGAAATCTGTTTATCTGGTTGGGACTGCTGCGCCTGCCACTCTCGGAGTTTTTCAAGAGCGGCGGCGGCGCGGCCTACATGAGCACAAAGAGTCGTTTCGTCCAACCAAAGATCGACGCTCTGCAAGTCAATAGTGTTTTTCATTCTCAGTAGGCATTTGTTTTTGTGGGTAAGAAAGGTGCTGTCAATCATGGCGGAAGAAGCGATCTTACCACTTCACCCAGAAGAGTCAAGGAAACAAAAATAAATAGTTCAAGAGGGATGAACATGGCAATGATTAAGCGCGGGAAGATGTGGTATACCGACGATTGGGATAGCGGACACCGCATCCGCCGGGCCCTGGACAAGAACGAGCGCATCGCCAAGAGTCTTTATCAGGATTTCAGAGAATCCCTCCGTGCCCGCAGATTGGGGCTTATCCCAAAGAATACCAGTCTCAATAATTTCAAAAACAAATACCTGGAATTCGTGAAAAATGAGAAAAGCTTGCACACTCACCGTAAGACATCCCTCGCCTTTTCGCGGCTAGAAGAGTTTTCCTCTATTAATAGGATCGCTGAAATTACGCCGGAATTAATGGAAGATTTGAAGATCAAATGGAAAACAGCAGGCTACAAGCCTTCCGCGATTACGACTTATATTGTTTACCTCAAAACAGCCATGAAGACAGCCGAGTCCTGGAAATATATTGCCCCGCAGCCCTGGCATGGCGTGCGTACCTATAAATCTCCTCCCAGGCTGCATTATTTTACGGTGGAGGAACTTAAGAAAGTCCTAACCCTCTGCAAGGAACCTTTTTACACAGCAGCACTTTTGATGGCCCGTACGGGATTGCGGTCTGGCGAGGTCCGGCATCTTCGCTACGAAGACATCGACTTTGATAACCGAACGCTTTGGATACATGGCAAGCCCTGCGACGTTTGCCGCGAATGCAAGCATAGACGGAACTATTGGCAAGTCAAAGGCTCAAAGCCAAATAAACCAAAAGAACGTTATGTGGATATGCCTAAAGACCTCGAACACCACCTGAAAAGCTTTCTAGTTGGCACTGGATTGGTTCTAGGACCCGAAATGCTTTCTACGGGAACGTACTGGTATTATTTTTCGGACCTTTCCTCGCGCGCCAGTTTTAATGTCTCCGCTCATAAGTTCCGGCATACCTACGGAGCGCATTTAGCCTCTTCGGGAAAAGTGAACTTAATCCAAATAGGGGAACTCATGGGACATTCAGACCCTAAGAGCACCCAAATCTACGCACATCTATTGCCTCACGCACGCAGACAGGCCGTCGATGAACTCCCAGACCTTGGTTCCTGATTGTGTCTATGACTTGCATCCTTGAGCGACCTAAAACAACCTCAAGAGAACTGATAAATGAGACGGAGAACAGGCAAAAAAGAGCTTTACGACGAGAAAATGACCCACCGTCGGTATAGTCATGAGGGATGACTTTTCTACGACGGTATTGGTTCCAATTTGGTTCTATAAAAACTAGGAGGGTTAACCATGAACAGCATACAGCAGACCATTAAAGAGCTAGAAGCCAAGATCCGGCCATACCAGGATGCCCTGGATTCCCTGCGTGCCCTAAATACGAACGGGGATAGGCCAAGGACTCATCCGGCCAACAAACCAGGCCAAACCATCATAGGAGCTATTATCGCCCACCTACGCAAGACCGGCGCTAAGCAGACCAGCGCACAGCTTAGGGAGGCCGTTCAGGCAGCAGGTGTTGAGGCTACAGGGGCCAGTATTCAGACCATCATGAGCAAACGTGGAAGGATGAAAAAGGATTTGGTGCGAAAGGGGCGCGGAATGTGGGCGCTTAGGGAGTGGAAGAGTAAAACTTAGGATTTGTTTGCGGTTCTTTCCCCGGCTCTTTTTGGGGGGGCGTATACACCGTTCCGTAATGGCTCCAATTCTTACCTTCTACCACAGGGTTGCGGTCTAAAGGAATATTGGAGCACCCTGACAAAAACAATAGAAAAAATAGCAGATAGTATCTCATTTCCTTAAATCCTGACCCATTGAAAAGGAGGACACACTCCAAACCCAATGGGATCAGGGTCTAAAGAAATCTAGTCAGCCTGCGAATTTGGAAACACCCAGCAACTTTACCAAATCTTTCATGGCTTTTTATTCAGTTCGGCAATCATCATATCCATAAGTTCAGAGGCTTCTTTAATATAGTCGCTCTTTAACCTTGGATGAGGAAGTATCGCTACAACTTTAAGAGCCTCACAAAAAAAGTATTCGCGCTTGGTGAGACCAGGATGTGGACCTACGTCATTCCAAGGAAATGCGTTATCATTTGGATTCGTCATGTCTGTTTCTCCTTTGGATAGGGAAGGCCCCTAGTACATGTTGGTTTATTGCAAATACCATTCATCATACTGCCTCCGCAAACAGGACATCTATTCATTTTATATTCCCTCCTTTTGCGTGGCGGAGCGGAAGGAAAGAGCACCTTCATTGGCTTCAATCAAGCGAATTAAATCACAAGAACAGATACCAACAGAATGGTCGCATTCCCCTACATCGCCTAGATATAATTTTAGTTCCTTCTGCGAGGATTCTAACGCCCCCGCCAGAGCTTCCGCACGGGATGCCCAGCGTTTTCGATCATCATGCAGTCTTAGTATTTCTTTCTCTGCATCATCTGATCTCATCTTCCAGAGGTCGCGGTCAGCCCTGTTTTTCTCTGCCAATACAACGGATCTCCCCAACTCTGCCTTGAGCGCATCGCGTTCCTTAATTATTTTATCAACAGCATACGCGTTGGCTGTCATCGCGGCGTCCCACGTCGTATGATCGCTTCGCATTGGGGAAATCGTGTCATGGGCCAGCTTTACAGCTTCGTCGCATGGCAATATCTGTTTCATAGGGTAATCGCTCATTCTCTCGCCTCCAACAGGTCGGGGGTTTCCATATCAGTGTCCTTGCGGGGTAGTGGGTTCCAATGTAATCCCACTCCTTAGTTGATCTAATTTTTTCAAGAAAGTAGTGGAATCCTTTAGCCTAGGCCCTTGAATTGAAAATTCATGGCTGCAAGTCGCACAGATAAAATCTGGGCCAGTGTAATAATCGCCTTCGCTTTGCTCTTCCCAAACTTCTTTTGTTCCGCAGTGGGGGCAAAATAAATCCGACTTTTCAAATTCTTGAATATAGTGATGGTTATCGTATTCGTTCAGAACTTTCATATCGCCTTCCCCTCCGTCTTTTCGTCTAACGCGGATTTGGCAGGACAAGGTAAACGTCCCTTCTCGCAAGTAGGGCAACCAGAATGTAAACTCTCCAACGCCTCTTTCATCCGGTCCCGCTCAGCTTCAAGTAGCTTAATTTTATCTTGGTGAATTTGGACACTAGTGGTACGCCCGCACCAATTATCACATACTTCTTGGAGTAAACTGTTTTTCTCTTCTAATTCTTTCACCCTCGCGGTCGCGGAGGCAAGTTGGTCAATTTGAGAATGCCACGCTTTTAGAGATTGGACATAAACTGATCCTGCCACGTTGATGCCAATCCCTCCATGAGAAGCAACAAAAAGGAAATCATCGAATGAACCCCAATGATCGCTATGTTTTTCTTTCCAAAGAACGGTATCTGTATTTTCTTGCGGCGCCTCTTCATTCATATGCTTTTCTCCTTGTCTAACGCCGAGAGCGGGAGGGCGAGAATTTCCTTGGAAAGTTTTAGTAAATCAGGGATTATGCAATCTTTTTCACATTTTGAAAGCATAGCTCCGCAGACAGAACAATCATTTTTATATTGGTCATAGTGGTAATTAATCGTATCGTTTAATTCCTTCGCACACACCCTCTTCGTCTGCTCGAAGGTTTCGGCGCGGGCGCTGTCTAGAGCATTAGCAATAGAAAATCTAAGATCGTCTCCGTCATCAATAAATAGATGACTACACCGGCGCGTCAGTTCTTTAGCAACGCTCATCGCCTTGTCGGTCATGGAATTATCCGACATTTTTTTACCTCCAAACCATTTGCATACCCATTATATCCCTGTTCATTTTTCCAGTCACAAAATTCTCTGGCTTTTTTATAGGTCTTAAAAACATGGACACTATCCACGGAAGCTGAATCCCACGGAATAGCAACTACATAAACAATCTTCCTCATACACGCTCCTCCGCTTTGGCGATCGCTTCGAGAACTTGGCACATCACAGTATCTTGTTTTTCTAAGCTAGGACCTTGCGTTAACCAATGAACTTCTTTTAATGCTTTCAACATAATCTCGTAGGCGTTGCAAGCCTGGACGATGAAGTCAGCATTGGCACATGCTCCCTGTTCTGTTGGTACTGGCCTCCCATCTAACCACCCTGTCCTATCTGCAAATGCCATCGCGATATGATGGTCTTGCCTATAAACATGCTTGCCCCCGTTTGTTTTCCACGGCGTCGGCGTGTGCGTGCCTTTTATTTTCATGCCCGCCGTTAATTCAATAGGAGGACAATCAGCACTAGCTGGAATATGGAACCTCCCACATTTAGGACAATCTTCATCGTGCATGGGCGTATGCGCTGCTTTGGGGGAGGGGGGCAAGACAATCATTGTTAACGTGAGCACATCCTTTGTATTTCATCGTTCCTCCGCCTGGAAGGGTGAGCATTTAGGTAATTGATAGCCATTAACTTGTTCTAATACCAAGCCAATTAATTCTTTTTCAATTTCCGCCATGTCTTCTATAGTAGTGAAAAGTTTTTTACGGGCTCCAGATAATTGGTCTTGTTTTTCTCTAATCTTCGTAGCATTGTAATCTTTAACACTTAAATCATTAAGGGGATCACGCTTTAAATTGCTTCCCATTTCTCCTAGGGTTCTAGCCATGTCGATTATTCCCATATCTTCAAACTCTCGCATTGAGTTTTTCTTCTTTCTCTTTTGTTATTTGCTCACTCATTTTAGAAAGAGCTTTCACAAAAGCCGGTTGAAAACATTCTTTATGATAAGGATTCTTTGGCGTAATATCGCATCCATCAATTCCACATTCCAGGCATTTCATCTAGGCCACCTCTCCGACTTCATGAAAGGTGTCATGACAGCACGGTGAAGAATAGAATGTCCAAGAGCGTGCGCCTTCATATTCAGGACGTTCCGTTACTTCGACTGCTTCATTAAAATTTTTTCCGCATCCATCACACCCAAGAATTCCTTTTTGCAGTATCATTTGAGTGTCTCCTTTCGTCGCTGATCTCTTCATACCCAGAATATACCATATAGGTATATACTTGTCAAGTATTATTTTTACCGTTCTTGTGCCGCCTAGGAAGCATCCAGTAGCGCGACTTGCAATCGAGTGCAGGACAGACTAAAGGAGGTTTATTGTGACGAGGTATCCATTTGTGGCCGCATCGTTCACATTGGTACTGAGTGACCATAATCTTAGTTTGCATGGAGTGAGTATATACTTATAAGGTTGACAAGTCAACGAGTTATTTGTCTAATAGTTTGTGAAGTTATTGTATTCAATGCGGGTGACCAGACCTACTAGAAGGCGTGGAGTGCGTGAGTACTCTGGGGAAACTCTGGAATCCCGCTCCAATACATAAGGGGACACTATGACCGATTCGATTCTGGGTAATGAGTTAGTTTTTAAATACTTCGGATGCCATCCGGCGCATAACCACTATGGCGAGTACGGAATAAAATGCCGAAATGAGCAAGCCATGAAAATTCTCGAAGCCATGCATCAACCCATCCGCAAAGAGGAACGGTATTTAGAACTTAATCCCTATGGCGAAACGCTTGAAAAGATAGCGGAGAATTCGAACTTAGATCATTGTGCCCACTTCGACTGTTTGCGTCTCCCGGACTCCTTCCAGCCCGCGCGGGAGCAGAAATGATTTATAGCTCTCCCTGTGGATGTAAGATAGAGCTTTCGGAAGGCAAAAAAACAATTTGGCCATGCGGTTTTTTTACTCCCCACCAAAAAGCAAAATGGTTTCGCTTTCTAGCAAAAATGGCTAAAAAAATGAGTCCAAAGGCCCAGCCTAAAGCAACCCCAAAAGAACTCTAAAGAACTTATAGGCCGCTAGTTTTAGGGCCAAACTCGCATTTCGTAAATAAGTGTTGTACAACCTTCCGCGTGCGTAACCTGCGATCAATCGAAAATCACTTTCCACCGTCCGGCGTGACTCTCACCTTCGCAGGTTACCGTTACTCCGGCGGTGGGCTAATTTTAGTTTAGGAGAGGGGAAATATGCCGGATACTGAACTTCTTACGACGGAAGAACGTCAGGAAAAAATCAGGAAATTTATCAATGAATTATCCGCGCGATTTTCTGAAACATTCTGGAACAACACGAAAAAGATCGCCGCGATTCGTAAATATAAGCCTGACGTTTTAGAAGAGTTTAATAAGCGTTGGGACGAATTGGATAAACGCTGCAAAGAATATCTCGATGGCAAAATAGACTGGGAAGGCGATCACTTTCAGATGGAATTTACACCACGCGCGAAAGTTCCTTATCCTGTTCTTGAGGTCGATAGAGATGTTGTGAACTATGGACGTGAATTGTTTGTCTGGTTTGGGAATCAAACGAAAGACTTGTGAAACGATTTACGGAAGCTTATCTTGAGTATGCCAAAGAGTTCACGGACTGCCCGGATGTGTTTCTGCAATGGGGCGCGATGCTGGCCATATCGGCTTCGCTTTCACGGAATGTGTATGTTGAAATAGGCTCTTGGAATATTTCTCCGCATCTCTGGCTCATCGTAATCGGGAAATCCTCCTCGCACAAGTCCACTGCTATTTCTATCGTTGAGGATTTAATCGAACGGGTTGATCCTGAACGCTCCGCGCCTCATGAGTTCTCCGCAGAAGCGATTATTACATCCCTTTCCAAGTCTTCTAATCGACTGTTCATTTTTGATGAAGCCAAAGGTTTTTTCGATATGCTTTCCAAGAAGTATAACGAATCATTAAAGTCTCTCTTTACAACTCTTTACAGGAAGCCTTCCTATAGCCGCGAGACGTTAAAGCATGGCCGCTTGCAAATCACAAACGCTTATTTGCCTATGGGGATGGCCACCACTCCCGAATGGCTCCGCCAGTCCTTGCAGGATGCCGAACAATCGGCTATGTCAGGGTTCCTGGCGCGGTTCCTGATGGTTCCGTATTCCGGCAATGGCTCTCATCCTATGGCTAAGCCACCTCCACATGACCCAGACAAATTTAAGGCCTTGGTGGCCATGCTGGCGGCCTTCCGGAGCATTGAGCAGCCGTTTGCCTACACCCCTGAAGCTGAAAATGCGATGGATGAATGGTATCACAAGACAACGGAACGCGAAAATGTGTCGTTGCCTGTGCTGGGACCATTTTTTGAACACATCAAGAATGAGGCTATCCATAAGATTTCCATGATTCTGGCTGTTGACCAAGGACTGCGTGAGATCACGCTGCCCGTTTTTAAAGAGGCGGCTTTAGCCCTTTCGTATGTGGAAGACATGCTTCCTGGCTTAGTAGAAGACTTAACCGATAAAAAATGGGACCGAGAAAGGCGTAAAATTGCCCTTTTCATAAAGCAGAATTCGGGGTGCAGCCGGAAGGATTTAGCCAACGCCGTTCATGTCCATGGGGAAGCCCTTTCCCGGTATTTAACAGGCCTCGTTTCGGATGGCTTAGTGGAAATTCATCTATCTCAATCTATTACTAGGCCTAAAGTCCTATTGGAGTGGATAGATGACAATAAGTAAATATGGTGTTTTTATCTATCTTTTACGTCGTAGAAGTAGTAATAGATTAATAAATAATAATAATAATAATAATATAGGCGTATATGTGCGCGTATAAGGGTTCTATAGAAATGGGTTCATCTATTCATCTATCTCCCCTTTGGACGCCAAGGAGGGTGGGATGTTAAGTACGAAAAAACAATGTCAGATGCATCAACATGTGAAATCGAAACAGTTTCCTAAATTAGATCCCATTTCCAATTGGGCTGGGTATCAATGCAAAACACGGCGGGTGAAAGCGACTGAATTCTGGTGGGCATGCAAGTTGCATTACAAACAAATAACTGGGCTTAAATGGCCATCCTCGGATGGAAACGAATGAGTGAACAAGAATGCGAAGCATGTTTTTATTGTGACCATTGGACGTGCCCTTGTCGTTGCCATATTGAACGCTCCCGCTCGAAGGAGGTGGGGAAGTGAAAATATTTATTGTCTTATGGGCTTTGGGGATGTTTTTGATGTTGATTTCTTATTGGCGCAAGCCGTGAGCGGGGAGGGATAAAAATGAAACCATTATTTGAAATTGAACGAATGTCAGAATGGGAATTTAAAGCATGGGTTTATAACGAAATAATAAAAATGAAATCAGCGATTACCACGGAAAGGCGGCGAGAATGATCTACAAATTATTTAACGGATTAGTGTTCTGGATAAGCCAATACTGGGATTGTCATCCCGACTGTCTTTCTGCGTGGCCCTGCCAATGCAAGGAGTGTTTGAGTTATGGAGAGTAACCCCATCGACGCGAAGACGCGGGAAATCATGGCGAGTCTTAATGTTGGTGTTGAGGGCCCCCATGACTGGAAAGGTGATTCTCAGTCGGCTAAGTATTCTGTCAATCGCAGCAGTTTGGAGAAATTGGAAGGTTTAATCGTCGCCGCCCTGCGGGAAGAATATCTGCGTGGCAGAGATGATATGAGTGACGAGAAATTTGAAGCTTTGGTTAAACCCGCCTACGCCGAAGGCCATAAGCGCGGGATCGAGGAGGCGTCGAAGGTGGCTTGTGAACACGACGCACAGGAGAATGGAACGGATGTCTGCCGTGCCATTGCCGAGCGCATCCGCGCCCTGGCGGAGAAAGGGAAACGTGATTGAAATTAACGAGGGTAATTTTTTCCAATATGATTATTTATGGATAAAAATAGATCAAAATTGTTTTTATGAACGTATCCAACTTTTCGCGCAGATGATGGGGTGGGCGTGAGCTTTTTGGATTTTGTGTGGATCTTCTTGTTTTTCTTTGCGTTCTTATTTTTATTGACTGGAGGGTGGCATGACTGACCAAGAGATCAACGAAGCCGTGGCGCGGAAGTTGGGATGGAAGCGCAAGGCGGAATGGGAATATGACACTTTATCTAGCTGTTCTGCCCCTCCCGATTACTGCCACTCCATCCAGGCGGCGTGGGAGATGGTGGATAAGATGCCTCCTTCGTGGTCGTTGATTAGGCGCGATGATGGGAAATTTGTTTGCACTTTTATTGGCCCAAAAGGGCTAGACGGAGGGGGAGCTCATAATACCGCTCCCATGGCGATCTGCTTGGCGTTCTTGAAACTGCCATGAGAGGCACATGCGGGAAATGCGGGGGTATTATGCTGTGGAACCATAAGATGTGTAAATGGTGTCGGTTAAAAACACCTGCTAGCAAACGCAGGTTACGAGCCAATTGGCATCGGTGGTATTGGGGATTGACGAAAGGGGCTCTATGAGCGATTACGGGATTGTAATTCTATTTCTCATACTTTTTGGTCCAGCGTTGTATTGCATTCTGAGAGATTCCATTC